ACCCTCGTGGAAAGAACGCGATACTAAGGAGGATATTATCCGCATTCTGCTCAACGATGACTACTATACCTCACAGCGGGAGGATTTTAACAACCCTATTGAAGAGGGTAAGCTCTTCAAAGCGAAAGATATTGCCTTGGTACGCATAGCCGATAATGAGGCGTGGGACGGATTGCTTGATCATTGGGACTTATCCTACACCGCTACAGGCGACTATAAAGCGGGGGTACTCATTGGTATCAAAGGTATTAAGCTGTATGTGTTGGAAGTCTTTTGCCAAAGATGTGAACTTAATGCGGCTATGGAAGTACGTGCCCAGTGGGTGAAAAAGTATCTTAAAAAAGGCTATAACACTATAGGCTTCTTTGATGCTACTATGGCACAGAAAGCGGTTTATACGCCTATTATTATGCAGAGTGCCGAGGACAACGCTTGCCCTAATATTCCTATTGGTTTGCACCAGGAGGGCGACAAGCACAATCGCATTTCGGCGGGTATTACCAATGCACTCTTTCGCAAAATATTGTATTGGGACGAGAGTCTTCCCAAACGCTCAGAGAAAGACTATAATGCTTTTATCAAGCAGGTGCTTTCCTTTGAAAAAGGGACTACCTCACACGACGACGCCCCCGATACCTTAGAACGCGCCATTACCCTTGCCCAACAATATTTTGGTTATTCCGAAAACCCTTTACAAAGCGGGCGACCATTTATTGCTAAACACAAAAGACGTAGCATATAACCTAATTATTCACCTAAAATAAGCCCGTGCGGCTCGCACAGATGACACCGAGAAAAGAACTATTTGTAAAAGTAAAACAAGCCCTTGCCACCATTGAAGGCATTGAGCTGATAGACCTACAACGCGGGCAGTTTGATAACCCCGAAAATGGCTATCCCGAAATATGGACGGCTGCACTCATACAAGTAATGCCTATCGCCTACGAGACGATGACCCAACACGTACAAGAGGGCGAGTGTGAGTTTCATATTGACTTCTATTGCAAAGACGGCTGGACAGACCAACACTTAGGCACTGCAGACTCCGAAGAGGGACTTATGGAACTGGATATTTTGGACAAAATCACAGATACGATACAATTCCTACAAGGCGAGCAATTCAAACCCGTACAACAAGTACGAGAGGAGGAACTCCGCCTAAGTGATGATGGCATTATGAGCTATCGCATTACTTTCTCCACTCATATTTATAGACAAACACCCTACCCCTATACGGGTAGAAGATTGCAAATCGCAAGCAATTAATCTCTTTTACCTCCTATATTCCCCCTTTGAAGGGGGTAGGGGGATGTTTATTAACCATTAATCATTAGTAACGTGTATTTAACCAAAGAAGAACTCAAAACCGTAGCCACTAAGGAGGTAATAGACCTTATCACCCAAGGCGATGAGCAGATAGTAACCGAAATCATTGCCGAAAGCATAGACCTAATGGCTTCGTACTTGTACAAGTATTACGATACTGAAGCTATCTTTACCAAAGAGGGTGATGAGCGCAGTAAGATACTACTGAAGTACCTCAAAGATATTGTTATCCACGAAATCTACATCAGGCGCACCAAAACCCTTAACGAGGTAGCAAAGCTTCGCTATAATGAGGCTATGCTATGGCTTGAAAAGATAGCCAAAGGAGAAATAGAAGTCGCCCTACCCAAGCGCCTCAAAGATACCGACGGCGACGGCACTCCCGATACGCCCCCCCCTTTTATGAAGCTCGGAGGGCGCAAAACCTATAAAAACCACTGGG